AAACCTTCATGTAAGACGATGCTACGCTGACTTCAAAAACGAGGATTCGCGATGCCCAATTCAGATCTGCTCCCTTCCCTGCTATTCAAAATCAATGAAAACCAGCTTGCCCTGGAAGCTGCCATCATGGAGCTATCGAATTGGGTCGAGCAGCGCGGCGCGGCTGACGTAGCCGAGAATGTCCGCGGCGCCTTGGACACCATTGATAAAAACGAAGAGTTCATCAAGCTGACGCTCGCCGTGCTGATGACGCCAGAATGATCGCGATCCGCCAGAAGCGCTAACTCGGTTCCCGCGTTACCCCCAAGCGACAACGCACCGCAGTACATCAGGGTGTTGCACACCATCATTTGGGCGACCATAAATCCCAAAGCAGTTCCTAAGAAACCAATGCCTGAGACGATCCACTGCAAGCTTGCTTTCACGCGGTACCTCAACAGCCAGGCCGACACGCCTGCACCAACCAACATGCCGGGCACGGAAAATACGTGCCCAAGCACAAACATCCCTTCGGTGTGGCCAAATCTGGACATGATTTTCATGTAGATCAACAGTGTGGCCACCACTGCGGCTGTCGTTCCTGTGAGAAACAGCGAGGGCGCTCGCAAGATCAAGCCCGGTACAAGCGACGCGACGAACACTGCGACAAAGTACCCAATACCTGTGTACAGCGCGTTGGCACCCATGCTGGAATAAAGGAGAGCGGGAGTGATCAGCAGGATTGAATAGGTAAGATCATCTCTACGACCGACTGTCATTCCTAACCTCGCTTTCAGCTTCGTGCTTGATAGCGTAGATGACGCAAACGTTACTGCTCACTGGTTCCGTTATAGGTCGTTTGAGGCCCATAGTGACAGGCTACAATCGACCAAGAGTCAACGCTCAGAAGTGGCTATGAAATTACTGAAAAATCAGCTTCAGTTTAAACAATCCAACGCTAGGGGCGTGATGAATGGCGGTTACTAAGGGACAAGGAAATCCTGACTGGACGCGTGAGGAAGTGATACTTGCACTTGATCTTTACAATGCGTTCGGCGGAAAAATTCCAGGATCTGATGACGAGAGAGTTTGTGAACTTTCTAGAACTCTAAGAGCATTCCCGCATCACAGTGATGCTGCTCGCGAAGAGTCCTTTAGAAATCCAGCTGGGGTAGCTTTCAAACTTCAAAACCTCCGCAGCGTTGCAACCGGCAGAGGTCTTTCTAATACTGCAAAAATTGACCGCGAAATATGGGCAGAGCTTGGAACCGATCCAATACGTACTCATGAGCTGGCTAAAATTGTTCTTTACAGTACAGCAGTTGTCGTTGACTTCCCGTCGAATGACATTGAAGAAGAGTTTGCCGAAGGCAAGTCAGCGACTAGGGTTCATGTTGAGCGAGAACGAAGGCCCCAGGTAAGAAAAGAGGTAATTGCTGCGCGTCTAAAGTTGGGCTGCCTGGCATGCGACCTATGTGGTGAAACTGGAAGCAACGTTGAGCCGGCCATCAGGGATTCGATGTTTGAGTGTCACCACATCATTCCACTCAGCATAATTGGTGAAACAAAAACTAAGGTGAAGGACATGGCGCTACTGTGTGCATGCTGTCATCGCTTGCTTCATCGTGCAATCGCAAAGAATAAACAATGGTTTTCAATGGAGGAAGCCAAAAAGCATCTTTTCATTTGACATTCCGCGATGAGCCCATCGCTGTGTCTCTGATATTTTTTCTCCAACCTGCTTTGGGTTTTTCGCCCGTCTCGACCAGCAATAATGGGCTAGAAACAGGCACTCCATCCAAGGCAGCTTCCAACCAAGATATAGTGGTGATCGATACTTTTCGCGAGTTGGCGCATCTCCAGGGGCGCTAGTTGATCTGAAAACGAACGAAAACAGTGACCGGAGCTACAATTCAGATAAATGCGTAGAGAAAATCTAGCATTCGCAAAAGCAAATGGTAGTATTTCAATCCGATAAGGTTGTTGCGCACTACTACCGGCCACCTTCAATATTAGAGACCAAGGAAAACTACATGGCCGCTGCTGAAGACAAGTTTGCACGAATCATTGCACTTCTTTCGCTCGTCGCGTCGGCGGCAGCCGTCATCGTACCATATTTTCAACAGCGCGCCTTGCAGGAAGAGCAACTTAAACCCGAATTAGAGTGGCGTGGCGACGGCAATTATAAACTTACAGGTATTAATCTCGGAGAAAAAGGCAGGGTAATTCAATCCCCATGGCGCCTCATCTTGTCCAATATCGGAACTCAGAAATTATCGGTAACACGCTACACTTTGTCTGAGGGAGAAACTCCCGGAGCACTAATATACTCCGGCCTGGATGGTGGTCTTAGCACCGAGCTTGGCGTGGCAGTTGACCTCCCTGTCACACTTGAAGGCGGAGAAACGAAAGTATTCATTTTGCATATCGGCGCCCTTGTGTCGCCCAAATTAGAAGCCATATTGAAAGAGCACGCCAAAAATAACCCCATCACAATTAAGCAGGGAGATTTAATTCTAGCCAGAGAGGGAACAGATCTGTATGGAAATTCTGTTAACCTCAAAGAATATGGCCAGGCATACATAATAGAAAAAGATTACTCAAAGACGCCAAAATACTGGATAGAAATTACAACCAGCCGAGCAAATAAATTTCGAATATTCACATCCCCATAGACATAAAATAAATGGAGTATCAACCACAGAGATCCTTCTGAAGCCGATTCACTCCTCTCACCTCATGCGTTAATCAGTGACTGCATCGGGTCGGTTACGGCCCTTCAAATTCAGCGCGCAACTTCTCGCACATACGACTGGCACGCAGCCAATGCAATCAGTCCTTGGTCGCCGGCATCAGTGATGGCGACAATTCGTTGAGCATGCGCGGGGTCAAGTTCGGCTCTTGTGGCTCCATGAACCACGCCGCCGGCGCTGGCAGGGGCTGGCACCCCTGCACCGCCGAGGGGGCCGGTGGCGAGTAGGACTGACAACCGCACATCAGCAGTGGCAAGGCGATCAGACAGGCTTTGCTGAGTTTTCTTTGCATCAGACAGTTCCTTGTAATGGGTTGCATCGTTGGCCTGCAGGCGCCCCTGCAGGGCGGCGCGCTTGTCCTGCTCGATCGCCAGCTTGGCCAGGGCATCCTCGGCGCGCTTAAGCGCCGCCTGATCGACCTGGCCGGCCTGCTCGGCCAGCGCCTTGCCATAACGCCAGTCTTGCGCCACCCAGGCGCCGCCAGCAGCTGCGCCGGCGATCGCCAGCAGCACCAAGGCCACCGCCCAGGGGCGCAGCGCCGGCGGTAGCAGATCGATCAGGCGCATAGCGTCTCCTTGGCCGTGGCCCACAGGGCGCGACGTTCAGCGGCGCCATTGCCGCCGCCGTTGACCTTGCGCGTGATGCTGTCGAACAGCCCGGCGTCGGCCAGCTCGTTCAAACCGCGATCCCACCAGAACCAGGCCGCCGACAGCGCGGCATATTCGGGCTGCTCCAGCAGCTCGGGCTGATCGAGCAGCGGCAGGCCAATGGCCTTGCCGGCCAGCCGGTAGTTGTCGCGGAACGTGACGCCGATCAGGCCACGCGCGCGGTACTTGAAACCGTCGCCCGACGCTTCCGGGCCGTTACCGTAACGCCCGCCATAAACGCGGTTGGCTAGCTTCTCGCTATTGCGCAGATACGCCTCAGCATCGCGCACCTCGGCAGGATCGACGCGGCCGTTGTGGTTCAGGTCGAAACCGTACTTGAACAACTGCGCCACGCGCGTGGCGTCCTTGTAGTACAGGCTTTCGCTCAGCGATCGGAGCTGCCCCGACTCGTGCCCAACCTGCGCCAGAAAAGCCGCTTGGCGCGCCGGGGTGGTGATGTCGTAGCGCGCCATGGCGCGATTCAGCGCCGGCACAAAAATGCCCGCGACGGGGCGGGCATTGGGGAGAATGCGCAGCAACTGCGCCTCGGTGATTGGCATGGGTGAAACTCCAGACAAAAAAAGGCCGCTCAATGGCGGCCTGGGATGGGGTTACAGCTGCTCGACCCTGAGCGGCTTGTCTTCTTTCTGCTTCTTGCCAGCGGCCTTCGCCTTGCCCTTCTTGCCGCCGTTGCATTCCACCGTGGTGCTCCACCCGGCCGCCGTGAACACCTGCTCCACGCTGTCCACCAGGTACTCGCCGTCCAGCCCGGGCTTGAAGCCCTGAGCACTGATCGAGCGCTCGGCGAACAGATCGGTACGGCCGGGCATTTCCAGGCGCACCGCTGCCGTGCTGCGATTGAACGCCGCCAACCGGGCCTTCGCCGCCTGCTGGGCGGCGGGGGTGGTGGGGGA